CTTTACTTAATTCTATAGAAGCTAATGCCACTAATAATGTTTCATGGCTTACAGTCTTTAAAACAGAGTAAGGGTTAAATGCTTTTCTGACAGGTTTAAAGTCACCCAGACGTTTAGGAACTATATCGTCTAGGCTTAAACCAACATTGCCGAGTATATCAGTTATGCCACATCCAGCAAAACAATTTATAAGGATACGACCATCTGATAGTTGCTTCACCCCAAGTGAAGCATTTTTGTCATTATGAGCAGGACATAAGCATTGGTATTCATTCTCACCAGACTTATATGCTTTTTCAAAGTAGCCTATTATTTCATGGATATTCATACTAAACCTATCCTATCCTCTACTCTACTATCCTCTACTCTATCTTCTCTTCTCTCTTTTACTCTACTCTCTTCTACTCTATCTATGGTAGCAGTCTGATAACATTCTGCTAACCAACCCTTGTTAAATAAACTCTTTGTCATTTTCTCAATGAATTCAATAGGATAGTGAAGCCTGAAAGAAATATCAAAAGTATTAGGTAAATTGCCATTGTTTTCAGAAGCCAAGCACCAAAACTTAAAAAGTAAGGCTTGTTCCTCATGGGATAACTTAAAGAAATTAACATCATTGATTAGGTCTGTGCCATAAACCTTAAACCATAGCATTTTCTTTTGGTGACGTGGGTTCTTGGGGGTGTAAAGGTTAAACTTTTCCCAATTCTTAACTTTATACATAGTGCCTCCTTAAAATATAGCCTTTAGAACTTATCACGCCTAATTTTAAAAGTAAATAGCTCTATGTTAAATAATTGTTAAAATAATTTGCTTTTATGTTTTAAAAGGTTTACTGTTCAATTATGGATAAATTAACACAACAAGCAATATTTGAATGTCTAACCTTTGACTTGTGCGAACAATATGAGTTTTTTAATTTAGATAGAACAAAAGCATATAAACGGATGTATAAACTTTTATTAAAACTTGGAGCTAAAAAATGAAAATTAAAACAATGATAGTAACTGCAATAGCTTTTTGGTGTTATGTAGCCTTATGTCTTTATGTAATGGGTAAGTTATCTGGAGCAATATAATGGATAGGTTCTTTAGAATTATTATTAATGAAAGGCTACAAAGAAAGTTTACACAAAGGTTTTATTATTTGGTAAAGTGGTATTTAATAATATTTTGGAGTTATTTTATATGTCGCTTCTTATAGTAGATGTATTAAAAGAATTACGCAGATGCACAGCAGAGCTTAAAGAGTCTAATGATAAATGGGAAGCCAAAGAACAAATGGCTTTAGAACAATATAACTTGGAGCAAGGATATGAGCCAACAACAATTTTACGATCAGGTGATGATGCAACAGCACCAACAACAATTACAACAACCGGAGAGAAAGATGAGTAAACAAGGCGTAGTAAATATTAAAGGCAAAGACTACAAGACAGTTGCTTTAAGAGTTCAGGAGTTTCGTGAGCAGTTTCCTAATTACTTTTTGACTACTGAAATAATTAAGATAGATGACGAACAATGTATTGTTAAAGCGTATGCAGGTATTCATAGAGAAGATGGCACAGTTCAAACCTTTGCTACCGGTCATGCTCAAGAGTTCCGTAAAGCATCTCAAATTAATGGCACTTCCTATGTTGAGAATTGTGAAACATCAGCTATTGGAAGATGTTTAAGTGCGTTAGGTTTATCTGGCACAGAGTTCGCTTCCGCTAATGAAGTAGTCAATGCTATACATCAGCAAAATAATAAAGTTGTTAGTGGGGACTTTATATAATGGAACAACGCACAGATGAGTGGTTTCAAGCTAGGTTAGGTAAGGTCACCGCTAGTCGTATTAGTGATGTCCTTGCCAAGACAAAGACAGGTTACTCTATTAGCAGGCAAAATTACTTGGTGCAACTTGTAACTGAAAGGCTTACAGGACAAAAGGCAGACTCATTCTTTATGAACCAAGCTATGCAAGATGGTGTAGATAGAGAGCCAATTGCTCGTAAACTTTACGAAGTATTAAATGATGTTATAGTGACAGAAGTAGGTTTCTATGACCACCCAAGAATTGCTATGAGTGGTGCTAGTCCAGATGGCTTATTGCCTGAATTATTGGTATTTGGTATAGGTTTGGTAGAGATAAAATGTCCTATAGAAACGACTCATACTAATACCTTAATGAGTAAAAAAGTTCCTAGCAAATATATACCACAGATACAATGGCAAATGGCTTGTGTTCCTAATGCAAAGTTTTGTGACTTTATAAGTTATAATCCAAACTTTCCACCAGAGATGCAGCTCTTTGTTAGTAGGGTAGAAAAAGACTTACAGTATGTTTTGGAGTTAGAAGCAGAAGTAGAGCAGTTTTTAAAAGAAGTAGATCAAGCAATTTTACAACTGAAGGAGTAATGTATGGCAGAGTTATATGATAATACGAATAAGATGGCAGGTTGGCTAACTGAAAAAGATGGTAAAAAATATATTTCTATATCAGGTAATGTAGATGGTATTGAAATTAGTGGTGCATTGTATAAGAATGATATTGAACCTGGCTCTAAAAGACCGCAGTATTCAGGACCTATTAGAGTTAAAGCAGATACACCTAAAGCTGCTGTTGAAGGTGCAGACGTGGTAGATGGTGACATCCCTTTTTAGGGGGATGTCGTTATCCATTACTTGTTCATTACATACATTGTAACTTCAAAGCCAAAACGCATTTCTGTAGCTGCTGGAGTTGTCCACATAATATTTATCCTTAATAGTTAATATGAGCTTATATTATCTCATGGGAACATAAAAAAGAAATAGAGAAAACCATTAATGTCTAGTTCTAATATGCTACGAATAGAAGCAAGTGCAGCATTAAGAACTGAATTAGTTAATATGCCGGAAGGAAGGCTTTACATGGCTATACTGACACAAGTTTTAAATGATGTATTTCATAGTAGGAGTGGGTTTCACATACAACGTGCAGCTCTTGAGTGGCTATTAAGAAAAGATAACCCTATGCGTGACTTTGCATTACTACTTGCAGAGATAGATGAAACATATATTATAAAAAAGGTTAAAGCTAAAGTGGGTCATCAAGGCTATCACGAACTAACAAAGCTAATAAATGGACATTAACCAATTAGAACTAGATGTTAATTGTTACGCCCAGGCGGTGTACCATGAAGCTAATACTCAATCACTAGAGGAAAAGGTAGGTGTTATAAATGTTATCCGTAATCGTGTTAAGTCTAATCGTTGGGGTCATGATGTATGTGATGTTGTTTACGCTAATGGTCAGTTTTCTGTTAAGGGAGAAAGCCACCACCCAGTTGATCGCAAAACTTATCTTCAAACTAAATTATTGGTTCTTGACACAATTGTTTTTAATAAACATACTAACCCAGTTGCAAACGCTTTATACTTCCATGATGACTCGATACCACCAAAAGAAACGTGGTACGGAAAAAGAAAAATAATACATATAGGAAGGATGGTATTTTACTAATGAGAAAAATAACAGACGAAGAAATTATTACAGCAATCAATGAATATATGCGTATTCATCCAGACGCTAATAGGACTAAAATTATTATTAAAGCTAAAGGTCCGCAAGAAAGAATTAGGAAACTTATTAAAGAGGGTAGGATTACATTACCCACCCCTTTGCGTAGTGGATGCAATAGTGGTTGGAATAGACGTTTTACATGAAGCCATTAGCTTACCTAGTAGAAGAATTTGACGCAGAAGGTAAGTTAGTCAGGTCTATGCTTATGGCATCAGAACCTAGAGAGATGTCTTGGTTTAAAGACTTAAAGTCCAAGATGCACAATGTGACTATTACACCTCTTATTCCAGACACCGCTAATATTATTAAGGTAACCAATGTTAAAAAATATGATAGCAGTCGCTTTGTTACTGGGTTATAAATGCAAAAAATATTAGATGTTATAGTATGGTTGTTAGTTGTTGGCTCTATGGGTTGGTTTGCTTATGGATGTTACGCATTAATTAATTTATTTTTTATAAGGGGATAGTTATAATGGATATGGTAAATAGACCACCGCACTATGTTCAAGGCGGTATAGAAACAATAGATGTCATTCAAAGCAGACTCACTAAAGAAGAATTTGTGGGTTATCTAAAAGGCACAAAGATGAAGTATGACTTACGTTATCCGTTTAAAGGTGACATTGAAGGCGACCTAGCCAAGTCAGAATGGTTTAGGCACAAGTTGATTGAAACTTTAAGAGATGAAGATGCAGTAAACCCACCTGAAATTGAAGCTCAATTAGTGAGGAATGATGATGAATAATAAAATATATTTAGTATTTATTGTGGTGATGGCAGCATTAGCTATCTATTCAACAGAAAAGGCTTTTGGTGAAACGACTACTATATTTTCGCCAGATGGTAGTGTTACAGTTTGTATGACCAGTTCTAGTGGGATTGTTGTTTGTGTCTAATTTAGGCATGAGAAATAGTAATGCCAAGTTTATAGACTTTGGCTTTCTACAAGGTGCTATAGAAGATAAGCCTACTATTATGCCCACTAATTTAGATATGGTGCTGTGTAAGAGTGGCAAAGCGTTTCTGGTTGCAGAATGGAAGCACGAAGAAGAAGTATTACCTATGGGACAGAAGATCGTTCTAAAGGGCTTGGCAAAGCAGGATAACTTTACTGTTATTTTGATATATGGTCATAGTGATAATGACCGGATGGAAGTAGGTAAGTTCTACCAAGTAACACAAGATAGTCTTATTTATCTTGATAGTGGAGTAGATGCTTTAAAGAGTTATATTAATAGTTGGTGGCAAATAAGCTAGGAATGCCATTTAAACGCATTTTAAGCTAGCCTGGGCGCATCTTTAGGCATTAAGTAATACCATATACCCTTTTATTGTAGGAATGTCTTGTAGACGCTTGGCAGAAATTTTAGCAAACCATTCTTGACAAAATTCAAAGTCTTTCCCAGTAAGCCATTTAGCCTCACAATAAAGCATATATTCCTTACTATAATTGTCAACTATTGTGCCATCTATCAGGGTTATATCAGTCATCCAATTCAGGAACTTCTGAATAAACAGAGTCGCAAGTGATCTCTATATAAGTGCCATCATTAAGGGTTATGTTCAGTTGGCTATTCTCATAGTAGGCTTCTGCTTCTACAATAGTCTTACCTACAATGTGCTGACATAATGCTTCAATATCCATTATCTTCCTTATATGCTGGTAACCAACTCGTTGTAATTCTTTTCTGACTTCACAGACTTGCTCCATGACCCACACTCCGAACATTGGTATCGTTGATATTGTCGTGTAGCTGTAATTGCAAACCCACGTTTATGTAATTTACTAGAATTGCAACTTGGACATACCATGCTTTTAGAATAAGCATTGTGATTAGGATGTGACTTTATCCATCCTTTAAAGCGGTTATAAACTTTCTCTAAAAGAATAACGTCATTCTTATTATATTCTTCCATTGTTTTCCATGCCTTGCGGTCATTGTTCATACATTTAAGCCAAAGCTCATGACCTTCATGTGCTGTCTTTTTACCTAACCCTAATGCTTGTGCTACATAGTCAAGTTTGTTAGATACAAACCTAAACTGCCTACGAGCTACCTGAAGTAAGTCTATCTGTTTAGAAGGTGCTGGAGGGTTCATACCTGCTAATAAAAATTCTTTGTGTAAGATAGGGATGTCAAACCTAGAACCATTATAGTGGACTATGGCATCAGCTTCATCTAATAACTTGTGAACTGAATTAAGCATGGCTTTTTTATCTGACTTATATACAGAGTCAAACATAATTTTAGACTCACCATACCACTTGGCTGCATAGCAAAGAGTGTAAGATGATTCTAGTAATTGGTTGATAGAAATGTTCTGGTCAAAGATACCCCAAACGTGAGCAGTATTTGGTGCGACCTCTATATCAATAAGTAATATTTTCATAATAACTTATCATATACTACGAAATGGTTATGGATACTGTTTTGTTTTCTTTAAGTTTATCAAAGAATTTCTTATAAGCTATTTTAGAGTTACCTATGAAGTCTTTACCTGCCCAGGTAGATCCAAGTAATATACATCCATCTGTATCTGCTGAAGTGTTGCCTGCATGGATACGAACACCTGTAAAGTCAGGAACGTCTAGTATATGTGGCATATCTTGTTTAAAGCGTGTGGATGCGTCTATGATAAGTTTATATGTACCAATAGGGATAGCAGTCTTACCTATTACTTTAGTGCCATTTCTCACTGCATCCTCTAGTGTGTAGCACTCATAAACTCCATCTACATACATCTTGCCTACAGTATGCGTATCTTTAAACTCAAACCTTTTTACTTCAATTAACATTTTTATCCACATAATGTAAGGCTTGTGTTAAGTATTGCATGGCATACATAAATACTAAAGAAAAGCCCATAGCACTAAATAACAAAGCTACTATTAATAATTTAAGGATAGTTAAACCTATCCAGTTAAGTATGTTTAAAACTATCATTTTTTAAGTGTCAGGTACATTCTTTCGCCAATGACGAATGACATACAAGCTCCAGTCATATCTAGGAATACTGCTACTACAGCAGCACCTACAACATCAGGGTTGAATACCACTATAGCGGTAAATATCATAATGGCACTAATGATGATGTATCTGAATGAAGCACGAAGGTCTATTATCCATTTAGAAGGTTCGCCAGTAGGGTTATCTAGTGACGCTAAAGCCTGTAGCTTCTCTGCTTCTGCTTTCATAAGCTCTATGCGTTCTGTAATGTTTTGTGGTTGTCCACCTGCACCACCTGTAAACTTTGCTATAAGACCTCTAGCACCATCAGCAAATGCTGGCACTAAAGCAGGTAAGATTAAACTAATTAAATTAAACATTAAAGCTCCTTTGGGTCAAAGCCAAGATGATTAGCTACACGCTTTTGTAGTTTTAAAAATAAGCCTTTATGGCTAGTGTATTTTTCTGTTTTAGGTGCTTCAATGTAGCATATCATGTGGATAATTTCATGTGCTAGGGTCTTCATAACTGTGTCTAAATGTCCACATTTTGCAGTAGAAATAGTAATGGTATGTGGCTCACCTGCTTCTGGTGGTTCATATTGTCCATACATACTTGAGTCATGCACCACTAAAAATTCTACTGTAGATGCAGGCGGAAGTTTGTATTCTTCAAAGACAGGAAACTCTATTAGCGCACTATATAAATTAGCTATGTTGTTCTCTGTGATAAAACTCATATATTAGCTTTAGGTTGAAATAGTTTAGCGTCAAATACTGCTGTTTGGTTTATCTCTGGAAAATAGATATAGACTGCGTGTTTACCTTCATAGCTATCAGACTTCCAACATCCTTCATGGTTAGGATGACCTTTGTCAGTTGCATAAGCAGCATAGTCATAACCTTGTAAGCCCATTTTTTTAAATACACATTCTTCAGAAGTTAATACTATTTCACCTGCTTCTGTAGTCATGCTCATTTCTTTTGGAAGCTCTTTAGCTTCTGCGTAATTATACAGAAACACCCACAGCAACAATAAAGTTATTGCCATGAGTAATTGTTTCATTTTACTTTCCTAGCCAATGATTAGTTACAAAGGTAATAAAGCCACCGATAGCAGAGGCAATTGCCATACCTGCCCAAAAGCCACCTTTAGACTTGTTTGCAAGCTCTAGGAGCAACTTTATATCTGTTTCCATACTATCTACTTTGTCTTGTAAGGATTGAACTTGTGCGGTTAGTTTGCCGTACTCAAATGGGTCTATATCACTCATTGGTTGCCTTTTGGATTAGAATTTAATAAGCCAGATGCACCTAAACCTACACCTGTAAGTGGAGCTTGTGTTGCAGATAATAAACCTTGAGCAGGGGTTGTTATAGTAGGTGATTGTAATAAACTAGCACTTCTATTAATTGCTCTTGCCATTAATGACTTAAATAATGCACTTTTGTCCATCATAAATAATGCAAATTGACTAGGTGTTTGTGTTAATAATGCAAGACCACCAGGGTTTTTATTAGCTTCCATAAATGCACGTCTTTCAGCTACATTTAATGTTTTAATAAGTTTAGCTTCTTCTGCATTTAAACCAATAACTTCTGGTACTTTACTAGAAATGCCTGCTCTTAATCCTCTAGCTAATGCTTTTTGAGCTTCAACACTAGCACTTGCTTCTTCACCATATTTACCTGACAATGCTTTATATGTGCCTTGTTTAAGTTTTTGAGCTAGTTGAACTGATATATTTTTTGGATGACTAACAACAAAGTTTTTACCTGTTTGTTCAATAGCAGCAAGGTCTGCAATAGGATCAACTTGACTGCCAAATTGTGCCTTTGTACCTTCTAATGTATTAACTACATCATCTCTACTAATTGTTGCTGTAGAGTCATTTATTTTAGTTTTTATTTGTTCATTAAGATCACTTATTTTAGTTTTTAATGTATTAACACCTTTCATAGTGGGATTAATACCATATTTTAATAACGTATCTACCGCTACACCAGCTTCACCTGATTGTAATTGATTAATAGTTGGCTTTAAAGCACTTTGCATTAAAGTTTTAGCAGTATTTTGTGCGCCTGTTAATATTTTAGGAACTACATATTCAACTCCTTTTAATGTTTGAGTTAATGGGTTAGTGTATGTACCTACGGAACTTAAAATATCACCAGTTTTACCAACAATATTACCTGTTTGACCTAGTTTACTTATTTGTTTTAATCCTGCTCCACCACCTGTTAATAAACTAGAAGCTACTATAGCTGAACTAATTGGTTTTTCTGCTAATGATCGTTTTAAATTTTCTTCAGTTAAAGCTCCGCCAATATTTTTTGCAGTTTGTTCTGCTTCTTGTCTTTTTGCAGGAACTGCATATTTTAGTAACGCCTCTGGAAGTATTTTAGTTAAGCCAGCAGAGCCTGCCTTAATAAGACCTTCCATAGTATCTTGTGGATGTATGAATGGTTGTGCTATCCCTTCTAATGCAGGACCAACATCAGATGGAATATTTTTAACAAACTCACCAGGCACTTCACTCCATGAATATTGCCTTTGTGCAAGACCTGCTTTTTTCATAGCATCAGCAGCTTGAGCTAATTTTGTAGCATTTTCAACATCCCCTGCTGTGTGTGCTTTTTGTAAAGCCTCAATTATTTGGTCATAACTTGCCATGTTTATTCCTATTTATTAAGATATGAATTAACTAATGCGTCTATATCTGGATTAACTGCTGGAGCAGGAGCTGGGTTTCCATTTGAAAATTTTGCTGTAGTTCCAGTAGGTCCATATTGTTGCTTTAAAAAAGTATCTTTTTGTTTAGACCATGCAGTATCAGCTCCACGAAGATGACCATATTCACTTAAATAATTTTCTAAAAATGTAGCTTTGCCTGTAGCATATTCATATTGTTTTTTATAACCTTCTCTAATGTTTTTATTTACATTTCCTTTATCTTCAACAGAAGGTAATGAGTTTAAATATAATTGAACATCTCTATCTGAAGATGAACCAGACCCTGCTGTTCTTTGCATAGGTCCAAGTTTTTCTTGAATTTTTCTCATTTCATTAATTTCTGCACCATGTAATAATTTCCATGATGGTGTTAAATTTTCCCATGCACTACCAGTACTAACAGTTCTATTTAATTGACCAAAGCGATCTAATTCAGTTAAAATATCTTCACCTTTAGTAGTCATTTGTCTAATACCATCTATACGTTTTTGAGCTTGTTCACTCTCTCTAATTCTACTAGCATCTGCATTTTTAGGCGAATAACCTTCCCAAGGGTCTTTAATATTTGCTGGCTTTTGAGGTGCGCCTACGTTTATAGCTCCATGTAGTGCAGCTAACTCATCATAATTTATATCTGCCATTATCTACTCCCTGTTTTTTGTCTAAATGCGTTTGCTTCTTCAATAGTATTAAATTTATAAGTTAATCCATTAGGAGCTTTAACGCTTGTACTATCAATAATTGATGGGTTTGTAGTTGTTTTTGGTTGCATAGTATTAACATTAGGATTATAAGCACCACCAGTATTGTAATAAAGCATTTGCTTTTGGTAGTCATCCATTTGAGCTTTAAATGATGGAAAGTCACCTGGGTATCCATTTGCTTTAGCGTATTCAAATTGAGATACAGGGTCAGAATAAGAAGGTCTTGCTTCTTTAGTTAGAGCATCACTTAAAAATTTATATTTTTCAGTATATGTAGGGTCTGTAGTTTTAAGAGCATCTCTATCTCTCATTAATTTTGCAACATTACTCATACCTTCTGTTTCAATTTGTTTAGCAGTTTTTGCTAATTCTAATTGTTTTACTTTACCTGATAACGCTGTATCATACGCATTTTGTGATTGTGTCATACCACCTAAATAAGACTTTGCAAGAATAGCAGGTATGCCAATGCCTTGGTTTTTAGGTTGTGCTAAATAAGTTAAACCTGTACCTAATATGCCAGAAAGTAATGCTTGGTTTTTAAGTTTTTCTGTATCTTGATCTGTTAATATCCCTGTTAAAGCATCAGAAGGTCTAGCTCCAAATGGGTTCATACCTTCAAACATACTACCTGTTGATGTTGGAAAAAAAGCCATGTTAATTACCTCCTGTAAAATAAGATGGATATAATTTAAGCATTTGTGGAGTTAATTGCATTTGTGATGCAACTTTTTGATTAGGACCACCCATACCTAATGTAGGCGCAACATTATAAGAACTAGCTTTTATAGGGGGAGGTTGTTGTAACATTTGTTGTGCTTGTTGTTGTGGTGTTATAGCATCTGCAACTTGCATTGATCCACTTAATGCTTGCATAGGATTAGCTTTTGCCCAATCACCAACAACATTAGGAACATTAGAAATGCTAGAACCTACTTGATCCATAAAAGAAGGTACTGCAAAATTAGGTGCAATATTAGCATTAGCTGCTGCATTAGCTATAGCATTTGAACCTGTAACAGATGCAGCTCCTGATAAAGAGGGAGCTGTGCTTAATAAAGATGACCCAATTGCACCATTGCTTCCAACAATTCCTGTCACCCCTGCTGTACCTGCTCCTGTTGCAGCAGCAGGACCAAATAGACCTGCGCCACCTGCACCAATACCTGCTCCTAGTAATGCAGTCTTTAGTGGGTTCTTACCCATAGCTGCACCACCTACTGCTCCGATACCTGCGCCTATAGCAGCAGGAATTAACATT